TAACCACCACCATTATTACTATCTACAGCTCCACCATTTCCACCTCCAGCAACAACTAAATAACTTACAATATTTTCGTCTGATACTGATGAAGCAGTCGATACACAAAAAGTTCCTGGACCTGTGAATGTATGAATTTTACAATTACCAGAACAAGTAATTGTTCCGCCTGTTGCTGAGATAAAAGCTCTACCAGTTGCATTAGATGTTGAGTCTTGAACATTTTTCCAACCCTCTGTATCATCAACATAAACAAAAGTTAAAGATTGACCCTGTGTTGATGCCGTAAAACTTGCTGCAACACCACCTATTTTTTGTGAGCCATTTGGTGTGATTGTTAAATTATTTGTTTGAAATGTGTTTGTATAATCTACAACAGATACAATACTACCTGCTGTCCCTGCTGGTAAGTTCATTGTAATTGCACCGCCTGATGTATCTGCAAAAAACCCTTGTCCACTAACTGCTGTAAATGTAGATGTTTTAATCGATCCTGTTTGCCAATCAACAGTTCCTGATCTACCAAATCCTGATTGCGATGCACCGCTCGCTAAACTTACAGTATCACCACTTGCACCAACAGTAATTGTAGTTCCTGACTGACTAATAATTACTCCGCCGTCAGTTGCTTTTAATGCGTTTGATTTTAAATCTCCATTAACAGTTACTGGTACACCTGATGTTACTGATACTGAATCACCAGAATCTCCAACAGTTACTGTGCCACAATCTGTTCTTGGTGTTATTTTATTTACTTTTACTTCACTCATAATTATTTAAATTTATACCTTATTACTACCTTACCAGACGCTCCATTACCACCTGATTGACCACCTCCACCAGATCCACCTCCACCACCAGCTTGGTTAGCTCCACTTGCATTATCACCAGCGGCATCAGCAGTAGGTCCAGGAGAAGCACCACCAGCACCTCCAGTTCCGCAGCTTGAACCAGCTCCTTGATTTGGAGTAGAGGCTGGATTTGCTCCACCTCCACCACCACCACCAAAATTTATTGTTGATCCTGATATAGCAGAATTTGTACCAGCTCCACCAGCTCCACCAGCAGAAGAAGGTGCATGTGAACCAGATGATACAGTACCACCACCTCCACCACCCATATATGGTGGTCCAGGTTGACTAGCATTTCCTCCTCTAGAACCTTGAGGTGGAGAAACAGGAGGTGTATTTCCGCATCCAAAACCACCAGCGTAACCACCATTACCTCCTCCACCAGAACCTCCATCTTCACCATCTTGAAAGTGTTGTCCACTTCCTCCACCGCCACCACCTGCAGATGTGACTGTGCTAAAAATTGAATTTGATCCAGAAGCTGAACAACTACTATTATAACTTGTTCCACTTCCACCACCACCTACAGTTATTGGATATGCTTGTGCCGTGACTGTAACTGCTGTGCCTCCAGGATTACCGTCTTGTGCAGATACAGGAGAATAAGATTGATGAGGAGCTTTATACTCACGATAGCCTCCTCCGCCACCGCCTCCTCCAAGGCCTCCGCCTCCGCCTCCGCCAGCAACAACTTGATATGAAACTACGTTATGAGGTGCAGTTTGTGAGGCAGAAGCAACTGTAAAAGTACCGGGTCCTGTGAATACATGAATTTTACAATCACCAGATGTGGTTTCAGTACCACCCGAAGCTATTAAAAAAGGATTCCCTGTTACATTAGAAGTTGAATCTTGAACGTTTTTCCAACCTTCAGTGTCATCTACATAAACAAAAGTCACTGATTGACCTTCTGTCGATAACGCTTGTGGTGCTGCAACACCCCCTATTTTTTGAGATCCATTAGGTTGAATAGTTAAATTATTTGTTTGAAACGTGTTTGTATAATCTACTACAGAAACTATGTTTCCAGCAGTTCCTGCCGGTAAATTCATTGTAAATGCACCACTTGAAGTGTCAGCAAAATAACCTTCGCCATTCGCTGCTGTAAAAGTTGCTGTTTTAATACTTGATGTCTGCCAGTTTACAGTTCCTGTTCTACCAAAACCTGTCTGACTTGCTCCACTCGCAAGTGACACTGTATCACCAGAAGCACCTAAAGTAATTGTTGTGCCAGATTGATTTACAATATTACCACCATCAGATGCTTGTAATGCATTTGATTTTACAATATTACCTGCAACAGCAACTGTATCACCAGCTGCACCAACTGTAATTACATCACCACTTTCGTTGATAATGTTATTATCGTTTTGGTCTGATATGTTATCTACTTTTATTTTACTTGTCATAATTATTGAACCTTGTACCTTATTACTACTATACCAGATCCACCAAGAGAACCAGGAGTATTGCTTGATCCTCCTCCAGCTCCGCCACCACCACCGCCAGTGTTAGCTGAACCATTTGATCCTGCTGTATTAGCATTTGCTCCTCCGTTACCGCCACCGCCAGGTCCACCGCCACCACCACCTGTTGGCCCAGCACCACCGCCACCACCGGCTCTTGTTACTGATGATCCTGTTATTTCACTTGTAACACCAGCACCTCCTGCATTATTACCTCCGACAGCACCAGCTCCACCACCGCCACCGCCATAACTACCTGGGCTTGGAAAACCTGGATTTCCTTGAGGGGGTGAAGTTGAAGGATCATTTCCTGCTCCAGTTGTTGGAACAGCAGAACCACATTGTGCGCCTGCACCTCCACCAGATCCTCCTGGTCCTACATTACCTGGACCACCTTCGTCTCCTTTACCACCTCCACCACCTGTGGCTGTTATTGTACTAAAAACTGAATTAGAACCTTTTCCAACTGGTCCTGGATTACCTCCAGGTCCTCCACCTCCCCCAACTGTAATAGGAAAAGCTGTTGCTGTTACTGTAATTCTATTTGGTGCATTTGGCTGACCATCTAAAGGACTGGCAGTATATGGAGTTACAGGGGATTTTGTTTCTCTATAACCACCAGCTCCACCTCCGCCACCACCGGTTTTAGGTGAACCATTATTACTTTGACCACCACCACCTCCACCAGCTATCACCATATAAGATACTTCATTATCTGATGCACAAGCAGCTGTTGCAGTTACTGTAAATGTACCTGGTCCTGTAAATGTATGAATTTTGTCATTACCAGAAGTTGATTCAGTTCCACCTGTTGCTTGTATAAAAGCATTTCCTACTACATTGGATGTTGAATCTTGAACATTTTTCCAACCCTCAGTGTCATCTACATAAACAAAAGTTACTGATTGACCTTCTGTTGATAATACCTGTGATGCTGCAACACCACCTAATTTTTGAGAACCATTTGGTGTTATTGTTAAATTATTTGTTTGAAAAGTATTTGTATAATCTACAACAGAAACTATTGCTCCAGCAGTTCCTGCTGGTAAATTCATTGTAAATGCGCCTGAAGATGTGTCCGTAAAAAAACCTTGACCACTTACGGCTGTAAATGTTGAAGTTTTTATACTAGATGTTTGCCAATCAACAGTTCCTGATCTTCCAAATCCTGATTGAGAAGCACCACTTGCTAAAGAAACTGTATCTCCAGAAGCACCAATTGTAATTGTAGTTCCACTTTGACTTATGATGTTTCCAGCATCAGAAGCTTGTACGGCGTTTGTTTTTACAACATTACCTGGAACAGCAACTGATTTACATGCTGATCCTACGGTAATCGTAGTACCTGATTGTGCATCTATTTCATTTACTTCTATTTTTGACATTAAACTACTACGACCGTTCCTGTTATTGTTTGAGTTCCAGTTATTGTAACTGGTCCTGCTAATACTGCATTACTAATTGTTTGATCATCAGACAAAGTTGAAGAATGATTAAAAGCATAAGTTGAAGCTAACATACTTGCAGAAGGTGCTCTTGATGCAGGATAAGTACAAAAAACATTTTTTGTTCCTGCAGAAAAGTCTACTGCACTGTCTGAATTTGAAGACGAGATAATAGTATCTCTAGACAAAGTATCCGGACTAGCATCAGTAACAGTACCAATGCCAACCTCGAACTCTGCTTGTCCAGGTAATTCTATAGCGTAAAAAGTTTTATTAGTCGTACCAATACCAGATACAAAAGTTTCAAAGCCAGTTTCAGCACCAGCCAAAGAAATAGTTCCTGTGCCTGTAGTAGTGGTAGTTTCTTTTACCCTGTCATTTAATACAAATGCCATTTACTACTCCAAAAATATTACGCGTTGCCTAATCTAATAATAGCCGCAGAACT